TGTTGAAGATTAGACATCTGCAATGCTGTTTCTGTTTGAGCATCGGCAATTTTTTGTACTTCTTCGGGACTCAAGTTTGTACCAGTAAGAGGTCTCTCTAACCATTTATACTCTGCCCCACCTTGAGCACTAGTCCGAACCATTCTAATACCTTCAGTAGCTAAATGATGGTGTTCAAAAGATACAATAGTTACAAGCTGCTGTGTAGCTTTTCTATATACACCTTTTTTTGATACCTCTTTCAATGCATCGGTTGCAGCATCTAGTAGGTGAGTTTGAAACCATTGTGTAAAATGTTCTTGTGACATTATGAACTATACCTATATAAGTCTAGTACACGACGAATGTGTGGTGGGAAACTGTTTGCTAAGTAAGGTAAAGGATTTTCTATACTTGCACCCATTAAGCTTTGATTAGGCTTACTTTGTTGATCTAGGTAGTAGACTACTAAGTCTAGTGCGGCTAGTTCTAAGTCCTTTGGAACTTCTGCGTAGCCCGCACGATAAGCTACTTCTAAACTCCTATAAGGAGTATTGTAACTATTTAAAAACTTGTATCCAGTTTGTTGAGTACGTATTTGACCACATTCTAGATCTACAAAGTAGCCTGCGCCAGAGGGGTCATTTACAGTTAAATCAACTTGTGTTATGCCACCATCTACCGATGTTTTAACACTAGTAACTGAAATCAAAGGAAATACTGTTAAATTTATTAAATCTGTCTTAGCATCGAACCATTCAGTTTTATCTGTATCGACAAAATCAGTAAAATTACGATTACAATAGTGTTCAATAAGCGCACTAGTCTGACTAATAAGAGCTTGGATTTTTCCATCTCTATCAGTACTATTAATACCCCTATATTCTCTATATTTCTCTAATGTAATTAAATCGGCCATTGTGTTTCCTACAGTAAAGTGGGAGGGGGAACTATTCCCCCTCCCGTACTAGTTACCTAATATTATGCTGATGTAAATTCTAGATTTACAGCACCGGCTCCGGAAATAATATCTTGGAAACCAAAACGACGTGAAGATACTAATACACGTTTCTGGTTAATAATATCAGTTCCAGCCTCAGTCATAGTAGCACGTAGCTGACCAATCATGAAGTTAGGTGGATAAACCATACATCCAAGTACTGTTCCAACAGTATCAGCAGATGCAATAGCTGCATTATCAAACATGTGTGAAACTACAACCTTAACTCCAAAAATAGAGCCAACTTCACCAGTGATAATTGTGGCTTTAGCACCATAAACATCAATTGTTTTGAAGTTTGGAAGTTTTAGTAGTTCAAAATAAAGCTCATGAGAAGCAATAAATACTAAACGTGAAGCCTCAAGACCATATAGTCCTAAGTTGAAACGCATATCAGCGAATACATCTTCGTTTAGGTCTGCTTTCCAGCCACCTGAGGCAGCAAGATTAACACTAACTGGATTAACAGTATTTTTGTTAACAACACCTTCGATAGGATCGTATGCACCAGTAGTAGTTAAATCCCCAGCACCGCGTAATACAGCTAGGTCAGATGAACGAGCCATTCTACGGGAAATAGCATCACGGATAATAGGAGCAAGAGAAACAATTGAATCCTCTTCTTCTTCATAGCCGATATACTCACGAGTTGCAAGTTTGTATGCAATCATGGTCTGATCTAATAGTTGATGAGTCTGAGCTACACCAGTAGAAGTATCCGTACCATCTCCCAATTCAGTATAAGGAGCGGTATCACTACGGAACGCTGCATTATTTACCCAAGTTGCGTTTCCTGCTTCTGGGTTAATAGGCATAGTTACCTGGGGAGTACTCATAGGTAGTACACTAAATAGTGATTCAACAATAAGTTGCTCACGCATAACATTTTCTACACGAGTAGAGTAGGACTCTTCCCAAGCCTCTGCAGTAAGACTGTCCCAATGCTCTCTTCCTGACTTAGTTACTAAGTTCTGGAAAGCTTTGGTTTCATGCATAGCTTTTCCGCTCAACTTCTGAGCAAATAATAGGCCGTCTTTCTGGTTATCGGTAAGCTTGAAAGCAGAATCATCATCATCAACGAAAGCCATTTTATTCTTACGTTGTTTCTGTTCAAGAGTTGCTTCAACCTCATCTTTGTTAGCTTTTAGGGCTTCAGTAATACCCGCTAGAGCTTCCTGAATAGTCTTGTTGTCATCTTTCATTCTGCCTTCAAGCTCTTTAACCAAACGTTCTGCAGCTGTAGTAGCCTCAATACGTACTGATTCTTTAGCTTTAGTTTCAGCTTCTTCTCTATCTGCTGCTGCCTTTTTCTCTGCGTCTAGGCTACTTTTAACCATTGCAGCTACTTCGGTAGCAAACTTTGCTAAATCAACAGGGGCTTCCTGTTTTACTTCATCTTTCTTTTCCATTAAAGTCTCCTTAATATTTTCTGACTTTTCAAATTTATTTTTAAACTCGGTAAATTCCTCATCACTTGAGAAACTCTTCGATACACTAAAGGTGGCAGCGGCGTTAGCTGGAATGGCTACAACACTTACTTCGTATAATTCTACTTCTTTGATAACGAAAATTCCTGTTTTCTTATCATAATCTGCGTCTTTAACCATAAAGCCCACACTAAAAGTAGAAAGTACACCCTCTTTGATTAGAGTTAGTACGTCTCCGGCTGTCTTACTAATTTTAGCAGTTATTTTCAACCCTTTCTTATCTACCTTATGGTCAACTGTTTTACCAATTGGTTTCTCCATATTGTGATAAGCTAAAATTACCGGATTTTTAAGATAATTATCCATGGCTCCGGCTTCCTTCCAGGCTTTTGCTAAAATTACATCATCACTTCTGTCTTTGTCAGATGTACTAGCATAGCCAGTAATGTACAGCTCTTCATCATCGCTTCCACCGTCTGCGGATTTCACCTCTAATTCAAAAGGTGTGACAATTTCAAAAATTTTGTCCTTACTCATTATTTATCCTCCGACGGTTTTCCATTGCTACTATCATCCTCGCTTCCAGGTGGCCTACCACCCTCATTTGGATCTGCAGCGCTTCCTGCAATATTTGCAGGTATTCTTAGTTCATCTGCGTGCTCTTCTGAACTAGGATCTAGTCTTAGTTCTGCACGCGCTTCGTTAATAGTCATAATACCGCCATTAACTAATCCTGTATAATAAGCGCCAGCTTCTCTCATTTCTGGGCGTAAGGCCCTTACTTTGACTACCTCAGCTTCCATATCATATGCAAAAAATCTTTCATAAGATGATATTAGTTTGGATGCTAAAGGTAGAACTGTTAACTCATAAAATAACTGTATATTAGGTCTAATATTGGCGTTGTTTCCAGATTCTAAAAGTACGGGCGGTACACCTAATGCTTTTAAAATCTTTAGTTCATGCGATGAGACCGAAGCCGCAAAGTCCAATTCCCTAAAATTAATCTGACTTAATGGATTTACTTTCATATCACCATCTAGGATTAGGGGACGCTTTCCTCCGGTACTAGGATTATATAAACGTCTCCAATCATCTAACATTCTATCTTTTATGCGCTTGCCAAGAATATTAGGTGTAGTAAGAATAAGACCTGGTATGGCCCCGTTCTCAAAAAATTTCTCTTGAAAAGCCAGCATCTTCACTAGTGTTCTAATGGAGTTAGTTGCTGGCCTTAATCTTGATGTTCCTACGTAAACGGATTTAGAAGAGTTATCTTTAGTATGAATAATCTCTTCCGGTGCAAAATCAGTATCTCCGTTAAAAATATATTTACTGACTTTATTCTTGTTGTGAGATTTAACTTCAACTAGTTTAGAGGGTAGATGCCATAACATAAGACCATCATAATACTGGTAACAATTACCGGTTAAGATTAGATCCATGTAAAGCTGTCTTCTATAACTACTTACATCTTCTGCATCATTAGGATGAAAGTTAACTAATGTATGTAGCTTTTTAGCTTGAAATTTTTTGCCTTCATGAAGTGGCATAAAGTTTAAGGGAGACATAATATTTATATCAATTTCCCCTGCTCCATCCACTATGAGGTCTACTCCTCTACTAGCTACTTCGATACTGTTATAAGCATTCTCAAAATAGTATCTTGCATTTGCTGTATCGGAAGGAATTCTCTCACCTTCTAATCCTTGAATACCCGGTTGACCGCGGTGCTTCAAGTAATACTGCATTCGTTTATATAAGCCCATAGTTTTCCCTATTATTTATTCATTTTACCACTATCAATTATAAAATGCTGTTTTTTAAGTAGTAGTGCTGAGACAGATTCTTTTAGTTCCGCATATCGAGCTTCCTCTAGTGGACCTAATTTCTCTCCGCGCCTTACTTTGTCATTGTACCCATTTAATTCTAATTGATATACGCCCAGTAAAAGTTCATTTGTTACGCGACTAGTTTCTACTCTAGTTACGTATACAGAAGCTACTTCCGTTCTAGTAATAAAATCTCTTATATCGTCCGTTCTAACCATATCTGCATGGTCCCGCTGTACCAGTATTGCATGCTCAGTTCTCGGAATAAAATATGTAGTTATCCACACCCAAGCTAATACAATACTCACCGTAGCAATAACTAGAGGTTTAGCATTATAAAAATTTATTGAGGATGGAGTATTACTACCTTCTTCTTTAGCCATAATCATTCCCTATAATGAATTCTATTTAGTCGCTAACTTCTCTTTTTGTTTTTCTAGCCAGCGGTACTGTTTATCTGCAGTACTTAAAGCAGGGCGTTGACCATATACAGTATGCAGTCTGGTATGACAGGTCTTGCATAAAGTTTTTACATAGTCATAAAGCTCATACTCGTGGGCTGCAATGAAATCGTCCCGAACCGCTAAAATGTCTTCAACGGTAGATATTTGAATCTTTTCTTTCTTGCACCAATTGCTAAATAGTATATCCACAGTGTTTAAGTGGTGTAGGTCTAACTTCTCGTTAGTACCACACACATAGCAAGCCGCCTCTTTACGATAGCGACTCTTCGCACGATCCCGTACGTACTTTATTGGAATTCTTTTCAGTGTAGACATAATTTATTGAACGCTGTGCAATGTTTTTATTTTTTAATCTCATTGTTCTATAATAGCAAATTAGTACCAAGATGTCAAGTACTTTTTTTAATCTTGGTGTATATAATTTTACAACTTATAATAGTTGATAAAAAATTAACTAACACCACCCATGCTCTGCTCATATGAGTAGATTGCGTAACGTATAGCATCTGCCATATGTGACGCACGGTCGTGGGAAGGTTTTTCGGATTCTATATTCCATGCACCTTCCTCTTCAATCTTTCCTTTCCAGCGGTAGTTGCGGAGTGCATAAATGCTCTCTACGCATTCTTCGTGCACAAACAGTCGACCGTTGTCGATAACCGCACCAACTGCACCGATTCCATCCTGTACGGACTTCTTCGCACCGATGGTGGTTATGTCATATTGTGCGGCTAGGTCAAACCTAGTCTGTGCTGCCGCGGAGTCGGCGAATATGTAATCCAGTTTCCAGTCATCCTCAAGGCGTCTTATCTCTACAGCATGAGCTTCAGTAGAGCGTTGATGAGCTACATATTCGTCTATAATATAATAGTTGTTTAGCCCCGTTTCTGGGTCAGGATCTACTGCTATAACACATAGTGCAGTTTGGTCTCGGAAACCTACGTCAAGTCCTGCAATGATTTCTAGCAAATTAGGGTTCTCTGATAGCTTAGCAATATAAGGAGTTAAGTCCCTAACATTAGCTTCATCAAGCTGCCATATCTGTCCTTCGAACGTAACGAAGTTCGCTAGATATTCCTGCTCAAATTCTGAGTGTGACATAGTGGCACGAGCTTCAGCAATATCTTTATCCGAAGCACGAGGATTTTCTCTATAATCAGCATGAATAGATACCCATGCAGAGTATTCTTCCTCGGCAGAAAAACCTCTATCAAAGAATTCTTTGAACCAGTTATCACCACGAGGAGTAGATATAAAAATACATTTCGAGTTATCTTTATCTAGAGTAGGGCGTAGAGCTATATTAAAAGCTACACCACCCTTGTTATTAAGTGCCGCTTCGTCAAACACAATTAGGTCGTAAGAACGACCAACCGCCGAGTCGACGCGTGACACAGATGCGACACGAATCATTGATCCATTCTGGAGCTCAATGATACGGTCTTTAAGGTTATCGCGAGTTGTCTCAATGTCGAACTGGCGTAACAGTAGGTGCTGGAGATCCCAACTAATAGATGACAGTGAATAATCCGGCGAGATAATGAGTACAGTAGTTCCCGGTACTAGTGCCACAAGCTGCAATATTATATTAGCCATATAGGTCTTACCTACTCTTCGGGACACACAAGCTGTAACAAATCTAAACAATGGATTATTGATTGCATTTAAAAGTGCATACTGTGGTCTATTCGGTGTTATCCCCAGCAGGTTCAGGTAGTTCTCCGCTGGTATCTTCAGATACCGAGTCGCTGCTGGATAGTCCTGCAAATAATCCCCCGTAATTTCTGGTCGGGATATCTTCAACATATTCTTCTTCCTTGCCTATTAGCTCTTCTAAAGTATATCGGAGGCCATCCGATACACCAATAAAATGTACATCGAATTTTACTCCACCGGCAGCGTAGTCTTTTATATCTTCTAGAGTCATGTTTCTACGTCTGCGTGAGTTGTGCTTAGTATAATATAAATTATATAACATTAATTATGTTCCCTCTATTAATTTTTCCATAAGTTTACCGTACGAGCCTTGACCGTACAGGTTAACTTGGGTGTTCTTCTGAGACACAACTTTAGATCCAGCAGATTCTGCAGCTAGAATTTTGTTAGTATCTAGAGACATCTTATGTGCCATACCTAGTAAGTCGGCGATATCTTTGTTGGAACCGATTTCAGCTTCTTCTAATTCTAGCCATTTCTTCTCGATTAAATCATCAAGTTTACGCATAATACTTTCCATGCGTCTCTGTCCAGTTTCCTGCAAGATACGATTGATGTATTTACGCACTAATGGTTGTTCAATAGTAGCTGAGATTTCGTAGGTAGGTACACCTAACTGTTCACTAGTAAGATAAAGAGAGCATGCACATTGCAAGTATCTATTGGCAATCTCAGCCCCTTCGGGGCTAATTGCCTCAGGCATAGCGTCTTCAGAGTATGGTGCTGCTGCATATTCGGTAGTCATAGTTTACTCTTCCTCGGAGGTATCATCCTGTGTGAAGAATATATTTTTTACCTTTTTCTCATCTTCTGTACCCTCAGAAGTTTCTAATACGGATACCATGTCAGAATAATCATTGACTATTGTAAAGCGCGTATTGCCTCTAGTATACCTTTTAATATAGGCTTCGGCCGCTTCGCGGGAACCTTTAAAAACCGGGATTCGGTTCTTTTTATAAACGATCGATTGCATAAAAATAGCTCCTTATAAGTTACATTCTTATATTATTATGATAGCATAGATTGGGGTAGTTGTCAAGGAACGTTTTTGGAAGTGGTCTATGTTGTCGAATTGTAGTGATTGGCGTCAGGTTTTGTCGACAGTTGGTGCACTTGTGCACCGTATTTGATAATCTTGAATTTTTGAATTTTACACGTGTGGTGTAGTCCATATACAGGGGGGTTAGACCGGGTCTAATAACCCCCCTATACGTATTGCTCCCTGGTGTCAATACGTAATTGTACCTATGCACATAAAAAAATTTATTTTTATTTGTCAATACGTACTATCCACGATATACATATGTACTCCTGGTGGTAAGATGGATACATGGACAGGGAGAACGGAATGAGCAGAGAAACCAAGGACATCATCATCAAGGCAATCGCAAGCCGCGCATGGGAAGGCGACATTACGATTGAAGAAGCGATTGAATTATCCTACTATGTGGAAGGGCTTTAAAATGACCAAATTCAACATCTTTCAAAACGGTATCTACATGGACATTTCCTTCTCTACGCTGAACAAAGCAAGAGCATGGATTGCACAGCGCGCTGCCAGACCCGGCGTATCCTGCCGGTTCACCATCAAGGAAGGGCGCGTACCTGTAACGATGAAAGAAAAAGGATGGGACAATGGATAGCATGACACCCGACCATTGGTTTTTATTGGTGGTCACGACCATAATCGTGATTCGGTTTTTTACCTCGGATGACCCTTTCGAACTGGAGAATGACCCTATGATTATCACCGAAGACGACTTCCAAGACGCGACCGACAGGATGCTGGACATTGCAGGACAGGCTCCAGTCGACACGACCCCGGCAGAATGGGCTGAATACAATATGCTGGTTAAGGCAATCCACGAATTTGAGAATCGTCCCCTTTAGGGGACGACTTCTTAATGAGAATCATTCGCATCTGGGAGGGTGCCCTTAGACTTTGTCTAAGGGCATACTGACTCCAGGGTGAGACTGACTCCAGGGTGAGACTGACTCCAGGGTGAGACTGACTCCAGGGTATGGGTACGTATTCCCATTACAT